GACGAGCTTACACCTTGGGACGATTATAAAAGCAAAGTAGACTGCCTAACGGTAATACAAAGCCACGGCTGGACCATAGTACGAGAGGATAGTAAATTTATCTACGTTAAAAGACCGGGACAAAGCGAAGCACCGGACAGCGGTAAAATATTTAAGGACTCCGGACTTTTATACGTATGGACCACTAGCACAGCTCTAGAAGCAGAAACGATTTATAACAGCTATACGCTACTTACAGCTTTAGAGTATAATAACGACTATAGGGAAAGTGCTAAAGCTCTAAGAGCTGAAGGCTACGGAGCCCAAAAGCCAAAGCAACTAAACGAGGTAGAAAGGTACGAGGAGGCACTAAGCGAACCCCAAGAGAGCGCAGAGCCTACCGAGGACTTACTAGAGAAGTATTTACTTGATCCTACGGAAGAAATAAAAAACCCGCCTAGCGTATTAGAGTTAAAGCTAGGGCTAGAGACTTATACGCTGGCTACTGCCGGGAATATAAGCCTAGTGCAAGGAAAGGCTAAGAGTAGAAAGAGTTACTTTGTTAGCGCCTTGGCTGCCGCAGCGATAAGAGAAGGCTACAGCGAGAACCTGCTAAAAGCTGGAATAGTAAAAGGTAACGTCTTATACTTCGATACTGAGCAAGGAGACTACCACGCGCAGAGAGTGAACCAAAGAATACTACACTTAGCCGGAATACCTAAAGAGGTAGGCCAAGAACGGTTAAAGTACTTTGCACTACGTAGAGCAGATACTAACGCAGATAGGCTAAGTATTATAGAATATGCGCTAAGACGTATAGAAGGTGTTAGCTTATGTATTATAGACGGTATAGTAGACGTAGCTAACGGGGTAAACGAGGAACCCGAAGCTATAGCTTTAGTTAGTAAGCTAATGAAGATAAGCGCAGACAAGAACCTAAACCTAGTTACGGTCCTGCACGAAAATAAGAACGATAGAGGAGCTAAAGGACACTTAGGAAGCTACCTAGTACAAAAGGCAGAAACTGTTTACGGTGTAAGTAGAAGCGAAGACGGTAACAGCACGTATATAGAGGGACTGTATACGAGAAACGCAAGCTTCCCGGACCTAGAACTAAATGTAAGAGGCAGAGACGTAGAAATAACAGTAAAGGAAGCAGAAGGCCCAGGAGGTAAAGAATGGACGGTAGACGAACTAGAAAGGCTAGCTAAGAGCGTACAAGGTAAAACGATAAACCAAGCTAAGACTTTTATAAGAGACGTAGAGAGCTGCAAGCTTGTAGAAGCCTCTACCGCAGTTAGTTTAATGGAGGCCGGTAAATATATAATGCTGACAAATGAAAAAAACCCCAAGATTTTAGTAAATTTAAACGGAACTAATCAAGGTACGGACGAACCGCCGTTTTAATAATGTGGGTAGAGATAGCTAAAAATACTTGGGCGCAAGCTAGAAACGAGAAAGACGCGGAACGTATAAAAAAAAAGTGGAAAGATTACAAAAAGAAGCAAGGCGATCTAACGAGCCGGCACTACATAGTAAATTATATTGAAAACGAAAATACTATAAAATGAAACTAAGCGACCATTTAACACTTAAAGAAGCAACGTATAGCGCTACAGCTATAAAGCACGGAATAAATAACCAGCCAAACATAGGCCAGTTATTAGCACTAAAGAAACTAGCTAACGCAATCTTTGAGCCTTGCCGGCGGTTTGTAGGAGGACCACTAAGAGTAAGTAGCGGCTTTAGAAGTAAAGCACTTAATGAGCGCATAGGCGGCGCTTTGTCTTCGGATCATATGATAAACGACGAGAAGACAGCAGCTTTTGACTTAGACTGCGATACTTACGGCAACGGTACAAACGCCGAGCTCTTCCACTTTATTAGATTAAATCTAGAGTTTAAGCAGGTTATTTGGGAGTTTGGAGGAGACGTATACGAGAAAGGTACTAACCCTAACTGGGTACACGTAGCTTGGTCCAGCGACTCAAAGCTAAACAAAGGAGAAGTACTGCTAGCTAAGAGAGTAAACGGACGTACTGTATATGAGTACTACAAGGAGAAATAAAATAATAGAGGTAGTGTTACAAATGGCGGTTGGTACTCCTCTACCAATAAGCGACGCTACCGCTATACCCCTATTACACGAAGTAAATAACAGTAAAATTTTAGACCGATGTTTAACAATAACAGCTACGAGTATAAAAAAGCAATCCGAGCCAAAGCTGCAAAAGCTTTTGGCCCCACTATTAAGTTAGACTTATTCCTGGAGTTTATAGGCTTTTGGGATGCTAGAGAGTATAAGAACGCTAACGAGATAAGAACGGAGGCTAAAGATATGCACCTTTATAAAGTAGTTAGCTTTATGAATCAATACACCGACGTATGAACGAGCCGGAGTTATTCTATAAGTTTAAAGAGCACTACCTACCGGAGCTTAAAGTAGCTGTAGATACGGTTAGCCCCTTCGATGCTATTTGCCATAGAGCTAAAGTAGTGGTAGAGTTTAAGTGTAGACGGTCCCACTATAGAGACTTGCTTATAGAATGGCCTAAGTACCAAACGCTATTAAATAGAGCAGCAGACCGAGGCTATAAACCTTTGTACGTTTGTTCTACTCCTTTAGGCGTATGGGCTTGGGACCTTACCTATCTTAATCTAAAATGGATTAAGAAGCAGCTACCCTACGAGACTAAGAGCAATATACACGCGGTAAATGACCGCAGACCAATACTAAAGCAAGTAGCTTACATAAGTATAGAAGACGGTAGCTACTTAAATAAAATAGAGGTATGAGAAACAAAGCTATAGACAAAGTACTAGAGCATAACGCCCAGCTATTCCAAAACTTAGGAACGGATAGCAGCAAAGCAGAAGTACAAGCGGCAAAGGTTCAAGAGCGTAAGAACTTACGCAGCGTAAGGCACTATAACCCGGAGCTAATAGATAGACTAATAAACGACGGGGACAAGTAATGCCTAACGTACCAAAGAAAGGAAGTAAAAAGCCTTGGATAAAATACCAGGACCTAGGCAGACCAAAGCGCCAAACGTGGAAAGGTAACGAGCACGAAGACGCTAGCTTTTATAATAGTAGAGCTTGGCGTAAGCTCCGGCTATATGTTTTACAATACGAGCCACTATGCAGAACGTGCAAGAAGGTAGCTACTGTAGTAGATCATATAAAGCCGATAAGGTTAGGAGGTTCACGAATGGATGAGAAGAACCTGCAACCGCTTTGCGCTAGCTGCCATAACAAAAAAAGTAGAAGCGAAAGAGGCACTAAGAAGAAGGAGTAATACACCTCTACCCCCCTATTTACAAGCGTTTAGGGGTATGGGGGTACTAATGTATAGGCCTTTTGCTGTACATCGACGTGTGTAAAGCCGTGTTTTTATGGTGTCAAATTTGAAACAGAAGTTAGAGAAATAGACTAAAATGGCTAAAGGAAGGAGGCCCGCACCGCAGGCACTAAAGCAAAAAAGAGGCACAGCCCGAAAGGACCGAGCCCCAAAAAAGCCCGTAACTACTACGGTAAGCAAGCCTATAAATAAAGCTCCCAGCTTTTTAAAAGCAAAGGGTAAGCTAATGTACGAGCGAAGCGTAAGCCACTTACATAGTATGGGCCTGCTTAGTCAAATAGACGATACAGCACTAGAGCTTTTAGCTATGGCGTACCAGGAATGGTATAGCGCAGAGCTCAAGCTACAAAGGGAAGGCCGTATATATGAAACCTTCGCGAGCAATGGAGCTAAAGTATTAAAGCCGCATCCAGCGGCAGCGCAAAGCGCGGACGCTTGGAGGCGTATTAGAATGATGCTAATTGAATTTGGTTTAACGCCTGCTAGTAGATCCAAGCTAGAGCGCCCGGAAGGTAGAACTTTAGATATAGACGATATTATAGAAATGTAAGCTAATGAAAAGTATAAACAGTTTAAGCGGTGGTAAGACTAGCAGCTATATAGCGGCTAATTACCCAGCAGATTACGACGTATTTAGCTTGGTAAGGGTAGACGATCCTAGCTGTAAGTTTAAAGACGAGAAAGTAAGGCAGCTAGTAGAAGATAGAATTCAAGCGCCTTTTATTGGTACTGCTGAAATGGATACTATAGTTTACACTATGCTAGACTTAGAGCAGTATATAGGCAGGCCTATAACTTGGATAACTGGCCCAACTTTCGAGCAGGTAATAAAAAATAAAGGGGGCTACCTTCCTAATAAAATTACTAGGTATTGCACTACTGAGCTAAAGACTATACCTATAGCTGAATGGCGCTATAAAAATATAGAAGGTCCCGCTAGTATGCGCTTCGGATATAGAGCTAATGAAAAGGGACGCGCTAAACGTATGCTAGAAAAAACAAACGCTAACGGAATGACCGAAGTAAAAATAAAAGTAGGTAAACATAAAGACGGGCGTAATAAATGGAAATCTATAGAATACTGCAAGCCGGATTTTCCACTAATAGAAGCTAATTTATTTAAAGATTCTATAGAGCAGTACTGGCAAGATAAGCCGGTAAGATTTGCTTATATGAATAACTGCGTAGGCTGTTGGTGGCGCAGCCCTTTACTACTTAAAAAGATGCACCAAAAAGAGCCCGCTAAAATAGAAAGCTTCGCAGCTTTAGAAGAAGAGTACGGTAATACTTTTAGAAGCGACGTTACCTATAACCAGCTTATAAAGTGGAAGCCACAAATAGAACTATTCGACGAGGAATTTAACGAATGCGATAGCGGCTACTGCGGCCTATAATTATGTACGATAAACACAAAGCAGAGAGAGTAATAAAGTTTATAGAGCGCATTACTACGCACACGAAAGGAGAGCTAGCGAAGCAGCCCTTTATGTTAGAGCCTTTTCAAAAGCAAGTAATAAGCGACATATTCGGCAACGTGAACGAGGAAGGCTTGCGCATCACGCGCGAAGCTTTCCTCTTTTGGCCTCGTAAGAATGGTAAAACGAATTTCTTAGCAGCTCTAGGCCTTTACTTATTGGTAGCAGATAACGAGCCCGGCGCTGAGATTATAGTTTGTGCAGCGGATAGAGCGCAGGCTGGAATGATTCACGAAATTCAAAAGCAAATGGTTATGCAAAGCCCTTTGCTAATGGATAAGGTAAAGGTATACCGTAACAGCATAGTAGCTAAAGACGGAAGCTTTATACAAGCGCGAAGTGCTGACTCGGATACAGCTCACGGTTACAACTGCCACGCAGTTTTGATGGACGAATTACACAGCCAGCCTAACCGCTCGTTATACGATGTAATGAAGACTTCGAGCGGAGCGAGGAGGCAACCGCTTTTTTTTAGCATATCTACGGCAGGAACTAATAAGGAGAGTATTTGCTACGAGGTATACGACTACGCTAAAAAGGTTAGAGACGGAGTTATAGAAGATCCTACTTTTTACCCGCATATCTTTGAAGCTGACGAGGAGGACGATATTTATAGCCCTAAGACCTGGAAGAAAGCTAACCCCGGATTCGGTGTAACTATTAAAGCCGACTATATAGAAGCGCAAGCTAAGAAAGCTAAAGCTTTGGTAACGTATGAGAATACTTTTAGAAGGTTACACTTGAACCAATGGACTACGAGCGAGGTAAGATGGATAAGCGACGAAGATTATCTAAGCTGTAGTAAGGACTATAAAGACTACGAACTAGAGGGTAGAGACTGCTACGCCGCTTTAGATCTTGCGAGTACTGAGGATTTGACGGCGCTAGTTTTAATCTTCCCGCCAGTAGAGGAAGACGAGCCTTTTAAGACTATGGTCTATAGCTGGGTTAGTGAGGCGGCAGTAGATAGAAGGAAAGGTAAGAGCGGAGCGGACTATAACAACTTTATAGCTAGGGAGGAGCTGACAGTAACACCGGGTAACGTAACGGACTACCGCTATATAGAAGACACTATTTACGAGGTGGCTAGCTTATATAATATCAAGGCTATAGCTTTCGATAGGTGGAACTCTAGCAGCCTTATAGCCGCGTTAGCGGAGGAAGGGCTACCGGTGGAGCCTTACGGCCAAGGCTTCGCAAGTATGAGCCCAGCTATTAAGCAGCTAGAAATATGGATAAGGAGCGGGCAAATAGCGCATAACGGTAATAGGCTACTGCGGTGGTGTGTTAGTAATGTGCAGGCTAAAAGTGATCCGGCAGGTAATTTAAAGTTTGACAAAGCTAAGAGTACGGATAAAATAGATGTCGCGCAAGCTTGGGCTATGGCTGTAGGTATATGGCTAATAAAGCATAGAAGCGAGGACGAGGACGGCAGTATATACGACGAGCGGGACCTAATTATATTATAATGACGGTAGAAGAAGCAAAAAAGCTAACTTTTTTTTTAATGGATAAAAAAATAGTAGCCTTTCCGCAGGTCAGTAATGGCGGGGCTTGCGTTAATATATTGGTAGAGGGAGAGTGTTATACACTAAAAAAAAATGAAAATTTTTACGGGAAAGTTTGCATAAATAAAAAGTAGCCGTATATTTACACCAGTAATAACAACAACAACTACTACAAATGAAAAATCAAGAAACAGTAACAATCGCAAAAGAGGAATTAATAAACCTTATTATAGCTACGGACTACCAAGGTATTTTAGATATTGAGGTCATATGAAACTAAAGAGAGTAATACAATACGCCGGCGCTGAGATCTTAGAGACTCAGCCCGGCTCTTTTACCGCCTTACCGAATACACCAAGCTTCTACGGAAGCCGCAAGTTTAACAGCTTAGAAAAGGCTAAATTTTATTTAAAGCAATGGCAAAGAAAGTAATAACCCAGGACCAAAGAGACGCAAGGGCGCTCTTAATCGTAGTAGCTAGCGGGCTGCTATTCTTCCCAGCTATGAACCTACTACTTAAAGCTATGAGCTTTATACAGTACATTTTTTTAGGCTATGTCTACTAAGATAGGTTACTACTGCGAAGCTTGCGCTATTTATACGGAAGCTGGAGAGGATCCGCAAGCCTGCGCCGCTTGCATAGAAAAAGAATACGAAAACGCTATATTATTTATATGAGAATCATTTTAGTAGAGTCTAAGAGCTCTAGAAGGGTAGAAGGCTTTAGGACACTTACCAAAGCTTGCAAGGCCTTAAACTTAAACTACAGTACTTTAACCAAGGTTATAAACTCCAAGTGCAACTACTACGAGAACGACCGCTTTAAAATTACTAGGCTCCCTATACAATAAAAAACGCAACCAAACAAGAAGTAAAGACTTTTTTTTGTATATTTGCATAAAGTATACACTTCTAAGTTTTGGCAGAAAATAAAAACCCTGGGCTATTAGCCCGCTTATTTAGAAGCTCCCCGGAAAACCCCAGCACTAGTTTAGCTAACCCTGCTGCGTGGCTTACGGGGCTTTTTGGTACTAGCAAAACGGGAGTACAAGTAAGCGAAGATAACGCGCTAACCTTTAGCGCTGTTTACGCAGCTGTAAGGATCATAAGCGAAACTATAGCTAGCATTCCTCTAAACGTATATAAAGCGGACGGAGAAACCCGCGTAAAAGCTATAGGCCATCCAATCCAAAAGCTATTAGCAGAGCAGCCCAATAGCGTGAGCTCTACCTTTACTTTTAGAGAATGTATGGCGGCTAACTTGGTGCTGCACGGCAACAGCTACGCAAAGATAGAAATGAACGGAGCCGGCAGGCCCGTATCTTTAACGCCTCTTAATCCTTTACTAGTAGAGGTTAAAATAGTAGACGGTGAAAAGGTCTATATATTCGATAAAAAACATACTTACCTAGATTACGAGGTTTTACACTTTGTAGGGTTAAGCTTTAACGGCCTAACGGGTAAGAGCCCTATAACGGTAGCACGCGAAGCCGTAGCTATTGGGCTAGCGGCCCAAGAGTACGGCGCACGCTTCTACTCTAATGGAGCCAATACTGGCGGGGTTATTACGGCTCCCGGTAGATTAGATAACGAAATAATAAAGAGACTTAAAGCAAGCTGGAACCGAGCGCAAGCAGGTAACAGTAACGCGCACTCTACGGCTATCCTTGAGGAAGGTATGAAGTACGAGAAAATAGGACTAGATCCTGAAGCGGCCCAGTTCTTACAGTCTCGTAAATTCCAAGTAAATGAAATAGCTAGGATATTTAGAATACCTCCGAGCTACTTAGCGGACCTTGAGAACTCAAGCACTAGAGCTAACGTAGAGCAGCAAAGTATAGTTTTTGTTAGGGACTGTCTACAGCCTTACGTTAGACGTATGGAGGTAGAGCTAAACCGTAAGCTATTTAGAGAGGACGAGAGTAACTACTACGCTTACTTTACCCTAGAGGGTTTAATGCGTGGGGACCAAAAGGCAAGGTACGAAGCTTACGCTACTGCTAGGCAGTGGGGCTGGTTATCGGTAAACGATATTAGGGACCTAGAGAACCTTAACCCGGTAGAGGGTGGAGACGTATACCTACAGCCTTTAAATATGGTCCAAAGCGGACAAGATAATACTAACGTAGACGCTGACTAGATGCCCTGGACCGACTACCCACAAGCCGCAACCGATAACGCAAAGAGAGCTCTAAAGATCCGCGAGGAGGAAGGGACGGACTGCGGTACGCCGGTAGGCTGGGAATCTGCCCGTATTATAGCTAATAAGGAGGCAATAACTAAGCAGCGCTTACCTCGTATTTACAGCTTTTTATCTAGAGCTAAAGTTTACGACCAAGGCAATTTTAAAGACGAGGACGGTAAGCAAATATGCGGCTCTATAATGTACGCAGCTTGGGGCGGTGATGAGATGCACCGCTGGGCAGAAAGAACCTTAAACAATATGAAAGAAGAAAAAAGCGAGCGCCATATAAAGAAGGTAGAAGAAACAGCTACCGAGATTATTATAACTTACGGCAAATCCGAACCAATGGAGGAAGCCGGCTATAAGGAAGACGAGGACCGAGCGGAACCCGACGAGGTAAACGTAGGGGACTTCGTAAGCTGGAACAGCTCCGGAGGACGTAGCCAAGGGGTTATAGTAGAAGTAGAGCGTAACGGACAAATAGAAGCAGATAGCGGCTTTAAAGTAAATGGTAACGAGGAAGACCCCGCAGCGCTTATAAGTGTTTACGAATACGATAGCGAAGAGCAGGCTTTTACCGAGCGTAAGCCGCCTTTAAAAGTAGCGCACTTATTCAGCACCTTAACGAAAGTAGACGGCGCAGAGGTACGCAGTAAAGAGAACCTAGTAGAGCAAAGAAGCTACAACAGCGAAACGAGAGCTCTAGAGGGCAGAACGGTAGAAGGTTACGCTAGTGTATTTAATTCAATGAGCGAGGACTTAGGAGGCTTTAGGGAGATCATACTACCAGGAGCTTTTAAGAACGCTCTTAACGACGATATACGAGCGCTCTATAACCACGATAGTAACTACTTGCTAGCTAGAACTGCTAGCGGTACGTTAGAAGTTAAAGAGGACGATAAAGGCCTTTACTATCGGTTTGAGATGCCTAACACTAGCTACGGTAACGACTTACTGGAGCTGTATAAAAGAGGAGATTTAACACAGTCTAGCTTTGGCTTTACTGTAGATAAAGATAGCTGGCGCTTAGAGGAAGGCCAGCACGTAAGATATATAGAGAGCGTTAGCTCCCTATTTGACGTTTCTGCCGTAGTTTATCCGGCTTACGCGTCATCCTCAAGCGGACTACGCAGCGCCGAGCCTAACGGCGAAGGCGAAGCGGAGGAAGCGAGAGAGAAAACGGAGAAGGAAGTAAATTACACTATTTACGAAAATTTAATTAAACTAGCTTTAAACGATGAATGCTAAACAAATGCGCGAAAAGCGCGGCGCTCTTAACGAGCAAATGAAAGGTATGGTAGCGGCTGCTAAAGCAGAGGCCCGCGAGCTTACCAAAGAAGAAAACGTACAATTTGACGCAATGTACGCAGAGCAAGAAGAACTACGCGACAATATCAAGCGCGTTGAGAACTTGGAAAACTTAACTAAAGAACTAGCTTCTAAAGCTGACGAGGTACGCGAAAGCGCAGCTCCTGCTAAAGTAGAAGCTCGCGACGCTTTTAACGCTTACTTACGTAAAGGTCTACACGGCCTAAACGCTGGAGAGGCTAGAGCTATTCAAGAGCTACGCGCTGCGGGCGCTGATGCTGCTAACGTATCTAACGTAGATGCAGACGGCGGTTTTTTAGTACCGGAAAACTGGAGCGACTTTGTAAGCGCTACCGAGTTATTTAAGTCGGACATTGAGAAGGTAGCTACTATTTTGCGTACTTCTAACGGTCAGCCTTTCAACTTGCCTGCAACGGATGACACCGGCGTAGTCGCTGCTATCTTAGGACAAGCTACAGCGGTTACTCGTAAGGATATGGAATTCACTAACGTGAAGTTTGATCCGTTTACTTACTCTTCGGGATTGGTACAAGTATCAAACCAGTTAATGAGTGATAACGCTTTTGATCTTTCTAGCTTTGTAGGTAACTTGCTAGCACAGCGTTTGAACCGCGGTATTAACGGTGGTTTAACTACTGGTACTGGTGTAGCGGGTACTGATCCTCAAGGTATTGTAACTGGCTCAAGCTTGGGTAAAACTGCTGCTGCTGTTGACGCTGTTACTGTAGAGGAAGCTTTAGACCTTTTCTATAGTGTAGACGCTTCTTACCGTAATGCTCCTGGCGCAGCTTGGATGATGAATTCCAACACCGCCAAAGCTATTAGATTCCTAGGATTCGGGCAGACAAATGATTTTCCGGCGTATGTGCCGGGAATGAGCGTAGGCGAGCCGGATATGCTTTTTGGTAAGCCAGTCTACATTAACGAAGATATGGCAGACATAGCTACCGGAAATAAAACTATAATTTTCGGAGACCTTTCGCAGTACTACGTACACGAAGCAGGAGGCGTACAAATCTTACGCTTAAACGAGCGCTACGCTGACCAGCTCTCAACCGGATTTATCGGCTACAGACGTATTGACGGTAACGTATTACAGTCTAGCGCTATTAAGCACTTGATCCAACTTTAATACGTTTGTATGAAGGTTATTTTTAACCAAGCTATAGCAGGGGTAGACTTCCACTACCGTAAGGGACAAGTGGAAGTTCTACCCGCTGCGGTAGCTCAAAGATATTTAAACGCTGGCTTTTGCTCGGTAGTAGAGGAGAAGAAAGCGGCTAAAGCTGAGAGAGCAGTTAGCAAAAAGACCACAAAAAGAACAACCCGCAAAGCTAAGTAATGAGCTACAGTATAGTAACCCCAGCAACTTTAAAAGCTTTAACCGTACAAGAGGTTAAGGACTATTTACGCGTAGACTCTAGCGACGAGGACACTCTACTAGGGGTACTTATTGAAGCTTCGACACAAATAGCGGAGCACTACTTAGGGCGGTTCTTATTGACTACGGTAATAGATGAATTTTACGACTTCTTCCCGGTGTATAAAACGGGAGTAGATCCTTTCCAAGGGGACAAAAATATAATCTATTTAAGTAGAGGACCAGTACAAAGCGTAGCTAGTGTTAAATATGTAGACGGCAGCGGAGTAGAGCAGACCGTAACAGCTAGCGACTACAATACCGACCTAGTAAGCGAGCCGGGGCGTATAATGCCCGACCAAGGCTGGCAAGCTACAAAGGACACGGTAAACGCTGTTATTATTCGTTATACCTGCGGCTATACTCAAGCTTCGGACGTACCGGCAAATATAAAAATGGCTATGCTTTTGATTATTGGAGAAATGTACGAGAAGCGAGTAGACAGCGTACACCGCTTACCTACAGCTAGCGAGTACTTACTAAACCCGTTTAGAGTTTTCCGCTTTGATTGATCCCGGTAAACTAGATAGAAGAATAACGCTACGAAGTGCTAGCGTAAGTACGGACAGCTTCGGCCAGGCCGTAAGAACGTATAGCGACCTGGGTAACGTATGGGCTAAAGTAGACTACCGCACAGTAAAGGAAGGAGAAGAAACTTCTAGACTTACTAGCGTTAATAAGGTCCGCTTTACTATTCGTTATAGAAGTGATGTAGACGCTACCACTAAAATAAGCTGGGACGGAAATACCTACGAAATAGAGGGCGTAAGCTTAGAAGGTAGAGAGCGTTATTTAATCTTAGACACTACACTAAGGGACTAATGAAGGACGGTATTTACTTTGAGGTAGAAGGACTAGAAAAGGCCTTAATGAAGCTAGAACGGTTAGCAGAAATAGACCGTAAGAAAGCTAGGCAATTTAAGGCAGGTATAAAGAAGGCAGCTAAACCAATGGTAACGGCTGTAAAAACTTCTATAAAAAGTAGTAAAAATAAAAAGGCCTTTAGTAAAACTATACAAACGAAAAGAGCTAAAGATCCTGCAAAGCGTAAGTATAAAGAAGTAACTTATAAAAGCGGTAACTTAAAAAAATCTATAGGGTTTTTCCCTTCTAGAAAAAGGGGCGCTCTTTTAGGTTATGTAGGGGCTAGAACTGGAAAAAGAGCGGGTAAGACTTTCGACGGGTATTACGCAGCTATAGTAAACTATGGGCTAGGAAGGGGTAAAGCGAAAGCTAAACCCGACAAAAAAGAAAACATAGATTACGCAGAGAAAGGCTTTAAGAAAGCCGCAGCACAAACACAAGCACAGCTATTAAGAGAGGTGCAAAAAATACTAAAGCAGAGCTTATACCAGCTAAGTAGATAATGAACGAAGGCAAAGCTATATATTCTATTCTTACTAATGATAGCGACGTAAGCGCTATAATAGGTACTAAGGTTTACCCGCAGATAGCAGCGCAAGGCGCGACTTTTCCCTTTGTTGTATATGTGCTACAAGATAACAGCCCCAGCGATACTAAAAGCGGGGTAAGTACTTTAGACGAAATACGCTACGATATAGTAGCGGCAGCAGAAACTTACAGCGAACTAACGGACCTTACGGAGAAAGTTAGAACGGCTTTAGACCGTTACACGGGAACCGTAGAAGGGGTAGTAATAGACAGCATACAGTTTATAGATTTGGACGTAGATAACGATCCAGCTACCGAGACTTACGTAAGCAGCTCGGAGTACATTTTAAGAATTAAGCGATGAAAATAACACTAACAAAAAAAGTAACCTCTCCTAGTGGTAAGAAGCTAGCTAAAGGTCTAACTTTAACAGTAGTAAACGAATACGGCCAGGAGCTTATAGAAGCGGGAAAGGCTGTAAAATTTGGAGAGGAAGCCCCGGCAGAAGCTCCGCAAGTAATAGAAGAAGAACAAATAAATTTGAATTAAAATGGCAACTACTGGCATTATGAACGGAACCCTACTAGGGGTTTACTCAGCAGGCACTCTAATAGCTCACGCTACGGAGGGCTCTATTTCTCTATCAATGGATACGAGAGACGCAACTACTAAGGACAGCTCCGGCACAAGAGACTTACTAGAAGCAACTAAAAGCGGTACTATTTCGGTATCTGCACTATACGCAGAAGACGCAGCTTACGGCGTAGATGATCTTATGACAGCTTGGAGCGCACGCACTACGCTTACCGTTAAGTTCTCTACCGAGGTAACTGGGGACCACTACTGGGAAGCTTCAGCTTATGTAACCTCTTTGGAAGTAAATTCTGGAATGGAGGACAATGTAAGTTATTCAGCTACGTTTGAGTTAAGCGGCGCTATAACTTACGGTGTAGTATCTTAATAGTAAACACTAAACACACTTAAAGCAAATGGTTAAATACGTAGAAATAGGAGGCGAAGAAAGACCGGTTAAATTCGGCTTCGCTGCTTTAATGGAATTTACCGAGGAGAACGGCTACACTATGGCCGACCTTGATAACCTCGGCGAAAATATGAAGCTAAAGGACGCGCTCTTTCTAGTTTGGTGCGGTTTAAAGCACGGGGCTAGGGTAGAGAAAAAACCTTATAGCTATAGCATAGACGATATAGCGGACTGGCTAGACGAACAGCCGGAAGCTATGGAGAAGGTCCTAAACGTATTTAGCTCAAGCTTTGGAGCCTCGGAAGAGGAAAAAAAGTAAACGGGGCGCCGGGCGAAAGCTCGGCAGCCCCTTTAACTTTTGACAGCTACCAGGAGCTAGCCCTAGGGCAGTTAAACTGGACACCGGAAGCATTTTACAATGCTACCCCTAGAGAGTTAAATAATGCCTTGAAAGGCTTTTTTAATTTGTACGAAATAAACCAGCAGCAAAGCTGGGAGCGGGAGCGCTGGAGTACTACTATACTAGTAAACCTAGAGCTACCAAAAAACAAAAAGATAAAGCCCCAAGATCTTACAGTATTTCCTTGGGAAAAGAAACACAAAGAAGCGAAGCTAACTAAAGAACAAGCTAAAGCAATACTAAGCAAATGGCAAAAAGAAGCGTAGCGAGTACTAACGTAAGCATAGGCGCTAACCTTTCCGGCCTTAAAAGAGGCCTAAAGATAGCGGGTAACAGCCTTAAAAAGTTTGGGGCTAGTGCTAAACGTATAGGCGGTAATATTACT